GCTACGCGGTTGCTGCGGTTCTCTCCCTCCAGCATCGGATCATAATCGACCCGTCTGCTATCCACACGTTTGAGGTACTTGCCAGGGTTGTCATCGGTCATGAGACCGTGCAATTGGGCGTACAACTGCTCCACCTGTGCCTGTGTCACGGAGTAGAACGCGGCATTGACAGCCACGGTGTGCGCCTGGTGATAAACACTGTTGAAACGCATGAGCGAATCATAGCTTTGGAGTTGAGTCTTGAATCTGTTGTGATTCGGCTCCCCATACACTGTCACATTGTTGAAGAGCCGCGTACTAAGAATGTAGAGCATCTTCAATACCTGGTAAGGCACTTCCTCAATCTGAAAGGCGAAGTTGTGCAAGCCTTTGTCACGGGAGATGGTATAAGCACGGCTGAGCACCATCTGCACAAAATGTATGTTCATTGCCCATTGCTCGTCGGTGTAAAACACATGCAGTACATTCCCCACGATATTGAAGCGATTGGAGGTGTCACGGTGTAAACGCAATAACAGCCTGCCACTGCATGGCGATGCGCGACCGGGGAAATGGCGAAGGTTCTTAGCCACAAAGTTGGTCGGGTTACCAACGGGCTCAGCATACGCTAGCACCTTTAGCCCGATGCGCACCACGTCAGGTAGTGGGCCGTACTGGTCCCAAAAGTAGTTGATGAAATGTGGGGGTACACCGGTCTCGTTCTTCATGACAACCATATGCAATTCCTCGGCTGCCAGGCGCCCGAAATCTGAGAACTCATAGTCGTTGAAGAAAAGCAGCACATCATCACCCTTAACGAACAGCTTAAAGTCATCATTCAGGTGGAAGTAACACAGGATGAGTGCTGTTGTGTACATGGAATTACCACTGATGGTGTAAGGGTTTCCGGAGCTCATCTTGTTCTCAACGAGTGTCTTGAACACGCCGGGCGTCTGCATGACGCAGCGCTGCATCATGGCCCTGAAGGCCTCACAGAGCTCCGGCTCAACGCCAGCGTGGAGGAGCAGGCGGTACAAATATTGCACACCAGCCTCGTCATAGCTCGAATCGCACTCGGACAGGTCCACCTCCACATAATGCTTATAATGCTTGATACAGGCCGCCACCTCAGGTCCGATATCCCTGTCGTCGCCAACAGTGCAGAAGATGACGTTTTCGCAACACTGCTGAAGTCGGCGTGC